CTGGCACGAACGAGCAAAATCATTAGCAATATTCTCAGCATTTACCGAAGGTGTTAATTTATTTTCATCATTTGCAATTCTTTTATCATTTAAGTTAAGAAACTTATTAAAAGGTGTAGGACAAATTGTAGAATGGTCAATTCGTGATGAATCTTTACATTCTGAAGCAGGATGTTGGTTGTTTAGACAATTATTAAGTGAAAAACCTGAATTAAATACTCCTGAATTAAAAGAAGCAATTAAGCAAGCAGCTTTATTATCTTTAAAATTAGAATTAGATTTTATTGATAAAGTTTATGAAATGGGAGATTTAGATGGTTGTTCAAAATACGATTTAGTTAGCTTTATTAAATACAGAGTTAATACAAAAATGCAAGATTTAGGTTACGAACCCGTTGTTAACGGGATTGACGATGCTGCTATCAAACGAATGAAATGGTTTGACAGCTTATCGGCAGGAAAACAACATACTGATTTCTTTGCCAACCGAGTAACTAATTATTCAAAAGGAGTCCAAAACTGGGACGCAAACGATTTATTTTAAAAATTTATATGTGGGAATAGGGTAAAGACTGAAAGATGTAATATTTATTACCAAAATCATAATAATGAAAGCGTATATATATTATTTACATTATGGAGATGATATTCCATTTTATATAGGAAAAAGTATTAATCCTGAAAATCGTAACCGAAATCATATATTAAAATATGGAGATTGTTATTTAGAAATCCTAGACGAAGTTGAATTAAAAAATTGGGTATTTTGGGAAAGATATTGGATAAGTCAATTTTTATGTTGGGGGTTTATATTAAAAAATCAAAATCAAGGTGGAGGTGGACCTGAACATTATACAAATTATTCTAAAACATTAATGAGAGCCTCTAAAAAAGGAAACCAATATAAATTAGGTAAAAAAATAAGTGAAGAAGCTAAATCAAAAATTAGTAAATCTATGATTGGAAACCAACATCGCCTAGGTTACAAAACCCCAGATAATGTAAAGCAAAAAATTTCAAAAAGCATGACTCGAAAGGTTGAACAATATGACTTAAAGGGTAATTTTATAAAAGAATGGGATTCAATTAAATCTATTAATGAGTACTTTAATATAAAAGGGTATAACCTTATTACTCGAGCATGTCGGGGTGAATCTAAATCATGTAAAGGTTTTATTTGGAAATATAAAAACAAACAATAAATTAATTAAATATAAATGGATAATAACAGTTTAGTAGCAAACATAAATGAGTGGGTAATTGGTCGTGATTATCCTGAATGGATGGACGAAATTTCATTAGCCACAATCAGCAAGGGATACTTGCTACCTGGGGAAACTCCTAAAAAAGCCTACAGAAGAGTAGCTCTAGCCGCAGCTACTAGATTAAATAGACCTGATTTAGAAAATAAATTCTTTAAAATCCTTTGGAATGGATGGTTAGGGCTTGCTTCTCCTGTTTTATCTAACATGGGAACTAGTAGAGGATTACCTATATCATGTTTTGGAGTTGATACTCCCGACTCAATTAGGGGTATTGGTTTAACTAACGCTGAACTAATGAAACTCACTTCAGTTGGAGGTGGAGTTGGTATTAGTTTATCTAGAATCCGAGGTAGAGGAACAGAAATTAAAGGTAATGGAAAATCTGAAGGTGTAGTGCCTTGGGCTAAAATCTACGATTCAACTATCATTGCTACAAATCAAGGATCAGTTCGTAGAGGAGCAGCATCTGTAAATCTAGACATTAACCACTCAGATATTGATGAATTTTTAGAAATTCGTCGTCCTAAAGGCGATCCGAACAGACAATGTTTAAATTTACATCAATGTGTTGTTATAGATGATGTCTTTATGAGAAAATTAGAAGCAAGAGACCAAGTAGCCATGGAGCGTTGGACTAAAATTCTAAAAGCAAGGATGGAAACAGGTGAACCTTACATTATGTTTAAAGACAATGTAAATAAAGCAAACCCTATTTCATACTTAATGAATAATCTAGATGTAACTATGACAAACATATGTACTGAGATTACATTACACACAGATGAAGAACATTCATTTATATGTTGTTTATCTTCATTAAATTTAGCCAAATATGATGAGTGGAAAGACACAGATACTGTTCAACTAGCTGTTTACTTTTTAGACGGTGTAATGCAAGAATTCATTGATAAAACTAGTGGTAAAGAAAGTATGGTTAGAACATACAACCATGCTAAAAAAGGTAGAGCTTTAGGATTAGGTGTAATGGGTTGGCATACATTTTTACAATCTAAGGGATTACCATTTAATTCAATTGCTTCTACTGCACACACACATAATGTGTTTAGTAAAATTAAAATTGAAGCAGAAGCAGCATCAAGACAATTAGCAGTCGAATACGGAGAACCAGTATGGTGTCGTGGGACTGGTATGCGTAATACGCATTTACTTGCGATAGCCCCAACGGTCTCTAATAGTGTGATAACAGGCGGCATTTCGGCAGGAATTGAGCCGTTACCCGCAAATATTTACACATTTAATGGCGCTAAAGGTACTTTTATTCGCAAAAATAAAGTATTAGAAGCATTATTAGAATCTAAAGGAGAAAATAAAGATAAATGGTGGGATCAAATGCTCAAAGATAATGGTAGCGTTTTAGGTTTACCTGATACTATTTTAACCCCAGATGAAAAAGAATTATTCTTAACATTTCCTGAAATCAACCAGTTAGAATTGGTTAGACAAGCAGCAATTAGACAAAGATATCTAGATCAAACCCAATCTTTAAATTTATCATTTGACCCTCAAGATTCTCCTAAATGGATTAATCAAGTCCATATAGAAGCTTGGAAATTAGGGATAAAGACATTATATTATTTAAGAACAGATTCAGTAATTAAAGGTGATTTAGGATCACGCCAAGCAGACTGTGTGTCTTGCGATGGATAAAAACAATTTATTATGGACGAAATAAACGAATACCTTAAAACAGTTGAAAACGAATTAAATGAAATTCAAGCTAAAGTAGAAGCAAACCCTGAAGTTGCTTCTCAATATGAATCTCGTTTAATTGAACTAGTAGAAGAACTAGTAGCACAATTAACAAAAATAGAAGAATAAGTTATGAAATTTCAATCAACAAAAATCTTTGACGGATACTCTACAGTATTTCGTCAATGGAGAGCAGATGGTACTCACTGCAAATTTCTTCACGGTTATGGTATTTCTTTCAAAATTATATTTGAAGGAGACCTAGATGAAAGAAACTGGGTATGGGACTTCGGAGGAATGAAAAGAGCTAAAACTTGGATTGACGGTATGCAACCTAAAGCATGGATGGACCATATGTTTGACCATACTACAATTATAGCAGAAGATGATCCATATTTAGAAAACTTTAAAGAAATGTGGAAGGATGGAATTATCCAATTAAGAATAATCCCAGCTACAGGAGCAGAACAATTTGCTAAATTTATCTATGATAAAGTATCTAAATTTATTAAAACAGAAACTAATAATAGAGTAAGAGTAGTAAGTGTAGAGTTTATGGAACATAATAAAAACACAGCAATATATGGCGAGTAAACCTATTTTTATAATCAAAGTACCAAGAGTATCGGAAATACATGATATAGTTCGTAAGTACCTAAATGAAGAAAATGACTTAACAAAAGAATATCATGTACAAATAGTATCACATGGTAAAGATGATATTGAATTTGAATGTTTTAATTCCCCATATACTCCCGAAGAGTTCACAAAATTGCAAGATTTAATAGATAAAATAAATAAAGAATATGAAGAAAGTAATTAGATACACAGCATCATGGTGTGGACCATGTAAAGTATTTGCTCCTACATTTGATAAAGTGGCAGCAGAAACTCCAGGAGTGCAATTTGAAACAGTTGATGTTGATTCAGGACATCAATCAATCATGGAAAATGGAATTAGAAACGTTCCTACTACAGTAGTAATTGAAGCAAATGGTACTATTAGAAAACAAAGTGGAAATATGAGTGCAGACGCATTAAAAACATTTATTGGATAATGAAGATATCACACGAATTACCGCTTAGCTTACTAGAATATAGTATGGGTTGGAATGATTATGAGTATTGTTTACCTCACTTACTTGATAAACATGCCGACTATAGACAGTATTTCTTAGACTCTAGAGAACGAGAGAGATTTATTATCATGGATAATGGATTATTTGAAGGAGTAACCCATACTACTAAAGATTTGCTAGAAAAAATCAACCTTATCCAACCAGATATCTTTATTGTTCCTGATGAGTGGAATAACAAAGCAATAACGGCTAAAAATGCTAAACATTGGGTACAATATGAGCTACCTGAACGTACTAATTTAATGGTAGTAATGCAGGGTACAACTCTAAGTGAGATGCACCAATTGTATCAACAATGTGTTGACCTAGGCTATACCCATTTCGCATTTAACCATTCTTCAGTGTTGTATCATGAATTATGCCCTACAGAAAACTTAATAGCAAATCAAGCTGTTGGTAGAGTACTACTTTTAGAGAACATGAAGAATGAAAATCTAATTAAATCACATCACTACATTCACTTATTAGGATGCTCAGTACCCCAAGAATTTACTCATTATAGAGATAACTGGGCGCCAGGGATAATTGATTCAGTCGATACTTCAAACCCAATCATATGTGGTGCTTTAGGTATTAAATATGATGAAATTGGATTATTAGAAAAGCCATCAAATAAAATTGAAGAGTTTATGGAAAAAGATTTGGAAAAGCAATTAGAAGATATTAAATTTAATGTAGAGAGATTTAAAAGATTCTGTAATAAATAAAACAAAAATAAAGTTATGAGTAAAACATCTTCAAAAAGTAAGTACGAACAACTAATGGTGTGGTTACCTACATTAGGACAATCTAAAAAGTCTAAAGTAGAAAAACAGTCTACAAAATTCTCTAAAGGAGATTACTATAAACAACAAGGAGCAAGGTAATCATGATCGAGATCATAAAACATAGTTTAGGATTATGTGGTGAAGGTCATGTTAGTCTATTAAATTGTTCTCCACTTATTGTTGGAGGAATAGGATATTTTACATATATTAAATCAAAATTAAAATTAAAGTTATGGAAAACCAAGAATTAAAACCATACATGATGTCTCTTTATGAGTATCTAGGTTATGCTGCTGGTATTGAATTAGGAAAAGAAGTAGCTACTACAGCCGTGGCTTTACACGAAACTATTAAAGAACAATATGTTTCAAATCCTAAATACACAGGAAATGTAAAACTATATCGTAGAGAATTTTTAGATGAATATTTTGGAACAAAAGTATATGAAGGAGAACAAAAATAAAAAACATGTGGTAGTATCCCTTTCGGGAGGAATGGACTCAAGTACTTTATTACTTAGATGTCTAAAAGAGTATGATAGTGTAACAGCTATTTCATTTGACTATGGTCAAAAACACAGAGTAGAGCTAGAAAGAGCTCAAGCATTAGTTGATTATATTAACCATTCAGCACTAAGTCAAGTAGGTTTAGATGCTCTTAAACATGGAGAATTTAGAAAAAGTTTAGAACCAATCAAGTACCGTCAAATTAAACTAGACGGATTAGTTGATCTGTTAGATTCAGCCTTAGTAACCGGGGGTGAAGAAGTACCAGAAGGTCACTATGCAGAAGATAATATGAAAGCAACTGTTGTTCCTAACAGAAACAAAATATTTGCTTCTATTACTCAAGCAGTAGCTTTATCAGTTGCAAATAGAACAGGAGAAACTTGTGATATTGCTTTAGGAATTCATGCTGGAGA